ACCCTATCTATCAAAGAGAGCGCGCGGTCGCCGCTCCCACCAGAATTCCAGACATTGTAGACATCTTTATATATGGTCGCGCGCGCGTTGCATACACCGTGCCAACTTCCAACTCGTCAGTTTCAGCTCGCAGCGTACCGAAAGCACGGATCCGGTCGAAATTCGCTGCCAGCCCGCGCCCGCCGGCGCAGGCGCGCCGCTGTCAGCTTTCCCGTACCTAGGGGAGGGTCACGCTAATGAACCGCTGGAGGCTTTTAGAACGCAATACGCAACTGATGCGTGCTGAACCAGGCTGTCCACCTGACGCTTGCGTCTACGGGCGACGCGATGACCTGAGAGCGTTTGTCTTCTGCGAAGCACCATTCACCGAGTGGACGGGTTGGCACTTGGTGGTTCAACGACCTGAGCGCATGCCTAGCAATGAGGACTGTCAGGATGCCAAGCAAGCGCTACTGCCTAACGTGCCAGACATGGTGGCTGAGCCAGTGCCTGACCTGGGCTATGCGTGGCACATGTTTGAGATCCCTCGCGAGAAGTTGCGAGGGCACTTCATGCGCCTAGAAGCACGGAGGACACTGCAATGACATCCCTTACAAACAAGCAGCTCGCTGAGCGAGCGACCGGCCTGGGCGGGAGCGATGCGTGGGCGTACTGCGGTAAGGACCCGCGCAAGACTCCGATGGACCTCTGGATGGAGAAGACCGGCAAGCTGCCGGTCGCGCCAGCCAGGGAACGTGAACCGAATTCCCGTCCTGGCTGGGGATCACGCCTTGAGCCAGTGGTACGAGATTGGCTCAGCGAAGAGTTGGGGCGGAAGATTCACCACAACCCGAAGAAGCTCTACCGCTCGGACACCATCCCGTTCCTCATCGGGCACCTCGATGGCATCACCGAGAGTCCGATGGAAGGCGTCGAGATCAAGTGCGCCGACAAATTCATGGCTGACGAGTTTGGCGAGCGTGGCACCGACCAGATCCCGATCAGGTACGTCTTGCAGGTCATGCACTACATGATCGTGACGCGCTTGCCTCGCTTCCACGTCGGTGCGCTCGTCGGCGGCAACGATGCCCGCCACTATGTTGTCGAGTACAACGAGGACCTGGCGCAGATGATCATCGACCAGGCGACCAAGTTCTGGCACTACGTCGAAACCGATACGCCGCCGGATCCGGTGTCACTCGAGGACGCTGACAAGCGCTGGCCTGCATCATTCGGGCGCACCGTGATTGCGAATGAGGAAATCCTGAAGGCAATCACTGACCTCAAGCAAGCTCGCGCGCGTCAAGGTCTCGCTGAGAAAGAGGGAGATGAGATCGAAGTCGAGTTGAAATCGTACATGGGCGACGCCGGTGGGCTTATCGACCAACATCACCATCTGCTCGCGACCTGGCGTAGCCAGACTAGCAACCGCTTTGATCAGAAGGCATTCGCTGCGGCGCATCCTGAGCTGCTGGCGCAGTTCCGCTCGATAGCGGAGTTCCGAGTGTTCCGACTGAGGTAGGAGGACATATGGACGACGTGAAAATCTGGCGTGAAGACGATGGCACAGTGAAGACCAACATCCCGTGGTCAGTCAGGCATCATTCCCCGATGGGGTTTGAGGTGGGCTACGAGGGGAGCGGGCCTGCGGACCTCGCGTTGAACATCCTCAATCACTTCGTTCCACCGGGTCGCGAGATCGATTGGGAGACCGAATCGTTGATTGCTGATGACGCAGACCGGGATGATGCGCCTGAGAAATGTTGGGAAGGCACGGTCAGCCGCTTTGCCTGGATGAACCATCAGGATTTCAAGCGGGTGTTCATTGCAACGCTCCCGAAGAGCGGTGGCATCATCAGGGCAGACGACATCAACAATTGGATTGTCGCGCGCCGCGAAGAAGACACTTCTGATTCCTGCTACCGCGAAGTCGAGTGGAACACCGACCCGCATGTGCAGAAATGAAACCGCTGCGGTTTTACATGGCGAAAGGCAGATGCCTCGCGCCAGGTTGGGGGATCACTGCCACCATGAAGGAGATGCGGGAGCGCATCGGGCGGGAATGCCCGTACCCGCAGCAGTATCGCATCGTGGCAGTCTTTGTAATTGAAGAGGACGAGTGCAACCGGCACGACCTCGAGTACGCACTCCTAGGAGGAAACAAACATGCCAGCACCTAAACCGAAAGCCCCGCCACCGAAGGTGGAGCAACCGCAAGTACAACTCAACATGGTGGAGGATCTGCCGAAGCCGCCAGGCACCTCGCTCAAGATCGTGGATCCACGGAGCTTCGGCGTCGTGGTGTCGAGCGTCGAAGTCGCGACTGCCCGCGAGTTCCCCCGCTCGGTCACCACTTTCAAAGAACGCAGCCGCTCGATGGCAACGCTCAGCACCAAAATCGCCAGCGAGTGCATCTATGCGCTGCCGCGCCGCGAGCAGGGTGTGGTGAAGATGATCAAAGGTGCATCGATCAGACTCGCGGAGATCGTGACCTGTGCCTGGGGCAACTGCCGCTCGCTCGCGTGGATTCACGAGGAGGGGCGCGAGATCATCACCGCTCGAGGAGTCTTCATCGACCTTGAATACAACAACGGCATCGGCATCGAGGCGCAGCGCCGCATCGTGAACCGCTACGGTCAGCGCTACAGCACCGACATGATCGTGATGACCGGCAATGCCGCCTCCTCGATTGCGCTCCGCAACGCAATCTTCCACGGTGTGCCGCGAGCGCTGTGGTGGGATGTGTACGAGGATGCGCTCAAGATCGTGGCGGGCGACGCGAAGACCCTCGTGGACCGGCGCGCCGATGTGATGGGGTTCCTGCACAAGCAGGGTGCGACCGACGAGCAGATCTTCGCGGTGCTTGGCGTGCGCGGCCTGGACGATATTGGCATCGAGGAGGTGGCGACGCTCACCGGCATCGCGAACGCAATCAGGGATGGCGAGCTGACGGTGGACGAGGCTTTCAAGCCCCAGGTGCAGGCACCGACTGGCGTTGCGGGTGCCAAAGAAGTGCTTTCAGGTTAAGCTTAGCGGTGCGAGCGTTCTACGTCGCGCGTAGAGGCATGGGGTTCCAGCTGATTGTCCTCGCTGCCCCGTGTTTGTCACGGCAGGTCGATCCTGTCTCGCACCCTCCCTGGTGATGCGTGTCCTCGATCTCTTCGCCGGAATCGGAGGGTTCTCGCTCGGACTTGAGCGAGTTGGATTCCGCACCGTCGCGTTCTGCGAAATCGAACCTTACTGCCGCGCAGTCCTCCACAAACATTGGCCTGACGTCATCTGCTACGGAGACATCCGACACCTCACGGCAGCTCGATTGGTTGCCGATGGAATCGAGTGCGACGTCACTACCGGAGGATTCCCGTGTCAGGACACCAGTGTTGCAGGCAAAGGAGTTGGTCTGGCCGGTGCCCGTAGCGGACTCTGGTCTGAGTACGCTCGTATCATTCGCGAGGTACGACCCCGCTACGCAATCATTGAAAATGTCCCAGGCTTGTTTGTTTCAGGATTCGACACCGTCCTCTGTGACTTGGCCTCGCTCGGGTACGATGCGGAATGGCATTGTATTCCCGCTTCCGCAGTTGGTGCCCCTCACCGTCGGGACCGAATCTGGATCATTGCCAACTCCCGCAGCAGTGAGTTACGGGAGCAACCAGGGAGGTGCGATGGGTCGAGTTGGTCCGGTGCGCTTGAGCCTCGAGTCCATGGCGCGACAGAATCGCTGGCCTACACCGACAGTTGGCGACGCGAAAGCGAGCGGATCCCGCAATACACCAACATCCAACGCACATCCGGGGACCAGTCTGACCGACTGGGTGCGTCAGGATGGAGCTCGGGGGCGGACCTGGCCTACACCGACAGCAGTGACCGACACGGGCGGCGCAGCGCTGTGCAAGTGGGGCGGCGCGCGCTCGAGGGCGAAACTGAAACAACATCTAACAGCGCAAGAGATCAATGGCGCACTGAACCCAACGTGGGTCGAGTGGCTCATGGGATACCCGCTCGGGTGGACCGACTGCAAGCGCTCGGGAACGCGATTGTCCCGCAAATCGCGGAAGTCCTAGGTCGCGCAATTCTGGCACGCGAAAAAAAGCCGCCCGAAGGCGGCTTAGCGGTTGGTAACGCGACGCGCGAGGGGCGTTAGTCGAAGTCGCCGCTCTCGCTGAGATCAGCTGGGTGCCGTTGTCCCTGGCAGTCGATGTGGATGACGTTCACCTCGTGACGTCGGCACCAGAGCTGAAAGCCCAGCTTGGTCGTGCCGAATTCAAACTGGGTCCAGTCGCGTGGTGAGATGTCTTCCGGCCTTTCAGCCAGACACTTTTTGCAGTGAAAGAACATCTTGATGTGGTTCACTTGTCCTCCCGTCGCGCGTGTGCGCGGAATGTGGTTGTCGCATTCTCGATGGTCATGGGATAGAAGTCGGTCTCCCAGGCGTCGACCAGGGTCCAGCCCTTCGGCAGGCAGGCAATCGCTGTCTTCAGCGACCACTGCCGCCCCTGTTTCACGATTGCGATAAACGCGCGTGCCGCCTCGCGCGCCTCCCTCACCGTCAGGGTTTGCGCCATTCGATCTCGTCCTTCAGCAACGCGCGTGCGCGTATCTCAGCCGCCTGGGCTTGCTTGCTGTAGTAGTTTGCGTCCTCGAAACGCCGCTCGCGCACTGCTGTGTTCTCCAGCTTGCGCGCGATGGCAATCTCCCAGTACAGCAGTCGCTTCAGGTGTTCGCGTTTGGTCATAGCCTGCATCATTTCGCGGATCCTTTTTCGCGCGCCGTGATGGCAGTCACGGTGGCGTAAAGACGGTCGACCAGTTCCCGCCGCTGCGCCTCGTTCAGCTCATAGACCTGAATGGTGTCGAGGAATGCGCCGATCTCGCGTGCGACTGCCAGCAGCTCATCGAGCGACTGCCGCAACGCGCGAGTGCGGGCATGGCGGGCGAATCCCCCCTTGCGCCCCGCCTCGCGCTTTGCTTCGGATTTGACCTTGCCGCCGATTTGTCCGCCGCGACGTCCTGCCTCGCGGAAGAACTGCCGTTGCTCATCTGTCAGTTTCAACTTAGCGTTCACTTCGTTTCCTTCGCGCGTGCGCGGGCCGCGCTCTGGTGCTCGAGGTCCCAGGCGTGGAAATCCGCCTGGCACATTTGCAACCAACGTCGACCGTCGTGCGCGCAGCCACACGCCAGGACTTCGCAGTCGGCGGAGGTGCGCTCGCGGACGTGTTTCTGACCGTTCAGTAGACGCACCTTCGGAGTCGCGGCGTCGTATCGGTCCCAGAATGCCTTGTCTTGTGCGTTCACGGTTGCCCCCGGTTCAGAGCTGCCTTCCGTAGCAGCTCGTCCTCGTCTTCCCACTCTTCCGGTGGTTCCTCAGCGTGCGCGGCATCAAATTCTGCCGCGCGTGCGTATGCCTCATCGAGCGCTCGTGCCTCCTCCACGAGCTGCTCGACGGTGGTCTCTGTCAGGTGCGGGAATCTGCTCATTTGCCCTCCTCGACACGCTTCATGCGCGCGATGTCTGCCGCCTTGTAGCAGACGCGCTTACCGGCGCGCCCGCCGGTCAGGATGTCGACCGTGATGTTGTAGTTCGCGCGCGGACGTCCGCCGACGATTCGGATCCGCTGTCCGTTCGCTTCCAGCACCGTGCCAAATGGCGGTAGGTCTTTGTTGAAGTGCGCCATCATCTCGTAGTCCTGCTGGTCGCGCGATGCGCCGCCAGGGAATGTGCCGGTGAGCTTGAATGTGAAGGACCCCTGCCGGTCGTAAGTGGCGCGCCCGACCGTGACCTTCAGTCCAGGGTTATTGTCCAGCACTGCCGCGAGCGCAGTCTCCAGTTCCTCGCGCAGCACCTTGAGTCGATCTACTGTGTCATTCATCGCATTGTCCTCGTGTGTGATTTGTCAGTCATTCTCAGCCAGGGGTCCGCAGCCGCAGTCCGCCTTGTTCCGCGCGCCGCACTGGTCGCACCACTTGGTCGGGTCGACCTCTGTCTGCTCATCGACGCTGTCGACGTCGACCGAGATCTCTTCGCTGTCGGACTCTTCATCCGCTTCCCACTGCTCAGTGTCGAGAGCGTGGGCAGCATCCTCTGCCATCTCGATGGCATGCTCATCGTCGTCTGCCTGCACCGTGACCACTGTCTGATATGCCAGGGTCACGACCTTGGTCACGCGAACCTCGAAAGTCTTCATCGCTTGCCCTCCAGAGCATTGTTCGCGATGCGGCGAATGTCGCACTCATCGAGCGTGATGTACTCATCGCGAATCTGGCGCAGCGCCGCCTCTAGCCCGTGTATGTAACCCTCGCCTGACGGGCGGCTGGGGTCAGCGGCTGGGGTCGGCTTCGCGGGCCGCGCGAACGGGTCCTTGCCGTGGACCCAGCAATCCCACCGCTCGATGAAGTCCGCGACGTATGCCGCCTGCACCGGATTGATGGGACCGTGGTTCTGCATCTCTTCCGCAGCCCAGCACTCCAGTCCCTCATCGCGGCAGAATGTCTGCCACTCATCGATGAGTGCCTGGACCTGATCTTCAGGCTTCGGCAGCATCTCGCAACGCGCGAAGCCGTACAGCAATGCCTCAAGCGTGCGCAGCTCACCGACCCAAGAGTCATTCATGATGGTCAGGCAGTAGGAGTCCGGTTCGCCAACGTGCGCGCGCTGCGACAGCGTCTTATTGATGTACAGTCGCTCGCAGTAGACGCGCCCGCCGTCCTCGCCGCCGGTGTCGGTGCCGGTGATGGAGTCCAGCTCCGCCTGGTCGACGTCGCGCCCCGTGGCGCGAAACTCGGTCAGGGTCATAAAGGGAATGTTGCTCATCCTCGTGTCCTCGTGTGGTTTGTCAGATCCCGGTGCCTAAGGTCGCACCGACTTGCGCCCGCGCCATCCCTGGCGCTGCGCAGGTCGCTGGAACCTCCTACTCGCTTGCCGCCTGTCGTGCCGCCTTGCGCGCGAGTGCGGCAGCGTGCCGCACGTCGACCTTGTTGCCCTTGATCAGCTTGCGCGCGTGCGCGAGCGCGTCATCCAGCTCGCTGTGTATCTCGCGCAGCATGGTGTACACCTCTGGTTCGCGCGCACCCTTGAGCATGCCTTCGCTGACGGTCTCGCACATCTCGACCAAGTACACCTCATAGCCGCCGATGTCGGCACACCAGAAGTTGATGTGCCGCCCCAGGTCGGGCAGGACCAGCACCGCGCGCGCGTGTCCCTCTGCCTTGCGCGAGATGTCGGTGAAGCCCAGCGCAGCGACCTCCGCCGGAAACTCGACCTTCGGGAATGCCTTGAAGAATTTCATCGCGCGACCTCCACCGACGTGCGGACACCAGTGTCGGGGTCGACCTTGAGACAGTCATTCACCTCGACTTCAGTGAGGTCCTCGTGATCCTCCCATTCCAGGGTCATGCGCTGCGCTGCCAGCAACGCGAACTCCTCCGCCTCCTCCTGGCTGCAGGCAGTGACCACGACGCGCGTGTGCGCGATGCTGATCATTCGCAGGTCGACCTCGAAAGTCTGCGGAGGTGTCGGAAACATGTTGACTTCAATACGCTTGCTCATCGGATTGTCCTCGTGTGACGTTGTCGGAAAGTGAACCTTGTTTATAGAGCGCGACGCGCGTGGCACCCAGTGCCTCATACATCGCTTTGTTCTCGCGGCAGTTCAGTGCCGCGTAAACGCGCGGATCCCTGACCCACACCCCGTAGGCTTTGCCGGTCTCGCGCGAGCGCTTCGCGGCATAAGCGTGGGCAGCGTCCAAAAGCCGGGAGTCCCAATTGCCAGTCGTGAGTGGCATAGGCTTACACCATCTCATCGGCAACCAAGTGAACGCACGCGCGCAGCTCATCGGTGGTCGCGACCCGGTCGAATTCCAGCTTGTGATCCCGGTCGGAATAGCAACCATTGGGGTCATTCCAGACCAGAAAGCGAATGAGTGACGCGCGAGCTGCCCGGTCAGCGAATGCGCGAACGTGCGCAGCGTCAGCGTGGCGCGCGCTGACCCCGATGGAGTCCACATAGACCATCGGGATGGTGCCGCGAAAGGCAAAGAAGGTCGTGGCAATCATTACACTGCCTCCAAGTGCATACGGTCGACCCGCACAAGGTTGCAGCTCAGGACCCCATTGGGACCGCTGCCGTCATCCCATTGGACCCGTACCACGACGTTCTTACCGAAGGGTTTGGGGTCGACCGACACGACTGCGCCGCGCGCGAACGCTGCCCATCCCGTGACCTGTCCGGTGTTCCGAAGGAATGCGCGCGCATACGCGACGCGCGTGCCTGGTGTGAATTGAGTCTGAGTCTTCATCGATTGTCCTCGCTTTGTCAGAGCATAGAGTGAGAGTAGCAAAGGGGGTTAAAGTTCCGGCAGTCACGCTGCCTTTTTCGCGCGTGCGCGGCCTGGAACTCGAGCTGCCGTGGTCGCGGGCCGCGCGTGTTTCTCGACAACTATCCCGATACCGCGCAGGACCTTGTTCATCTTGGCACCGTGAGCAACGTAGCCAATGACTGGCACATCCCGGTCATAACAGGCACGGCAGGGTCCGCATTTGCCGTCATTGTTCGCAGCGTGGCAGAGCTGCACCCCATTGGGCAGCTTGTCAGCTGTCGGGATGATGCAGGACCCGTGCAAACCTTCCGTATAGGTCCCGTCCACATGGTCAGAGCTGAAGCGCACCATCACATTGGGCAGTGCCTGCATCGCTGCCAGGACCTCTGCATACTTTGCGAACTTGTGGCACCGGGTCGGCAACCAATGCTTGACGTGTGGCGTGTCGCGCATGACCCGGTAGATTTTCCAGGCTAGCGTGACCGTATACATGTCGCCAGAGTCGAACCATCGGAACCAACGGTCTTTCCGCAGCTCAGCGACCATGTCGCTTTCCCATTCGTCGCGCTGCCAGTCTTCTTTATTCTCAGCGCGGACTCGCTTGCTGTCGGGCATTAGATAGAAATTCGTGGTCGCGTAGCATCCCGCGCACGCTGGCACTAGCAGACCAGTCTCAAGGTCCCGTGACCCTGGACAGGTCGCAAGCGCTTCAAGCGACCACGACCGCACCCCGTCCAGCTTGCTGGTCTTACTGATGTTCAGCGTGTCGCTGACCGCAGCTGCTACGGGACTCACGGGGTTACCGTCCACAGTCCCGTCGCGTTGCCGTTTGCGTCCAGTATGGTCGCGTAGTCTTTGGCACGGGGATAGTCGCTTTCCAGCTTGTCTGCCAGCTGGCGCAGGATTCGCGCGACCTCCGCGCCAGGGTCGCTGCGACCATAGGTGTCGAAAAAGGCTGCAGACTCAGTCGTGATCTTCAGGTTAAACATAGGTCCTCGCTTGTGATGCGCGCGTTGTCGCGCGCGCGTGAGTGGAAACACGTTTGCCAGCTCTGACCTGGCAAACCAGAGTCACTCAGGCTTTGTCGGATCCGCTGTCCGCGTTGCTGCGCATCAACGTCGCGCCATGGCGCATCCCGCCAAGTTTGCTGCCACAGCAGTCGCACGCTGCCCAGCTGAACTCTTCTTCATCGCCGGTCAGATACCAGTAACCGCAGTCTCCGACCGCATCGGTCACGGCATACTTGACCCGCAGCGCAGTCGCACGGTCCTCTGCCTCTGTGCCGTCATTGATGTACAGCGCACAGTCGGTGCAAATCAGCTCGTAAGTCTTCACAGCGCACCTATCGCGCGCAGTGCAGCCTTGGTGTTACCGGCAGTGTGCCGCGCTAGCATGACCTGCCACGCTGCCTCACAAATCACGCGCGACGCGAACGCATCGCTGTCTTTGTGCGCCAGGAACAACGCGCGCAGTTCGCTCGCGTCAGCTGACCACATGTGGTTCCCGCGAATCGCTGCCCACAGGTCAGCGTTGTCGATTGTCTCAGGCTTGTTCATCGGAAGTCCTCGCTCGCAGCTGCCACAAACCAGGCTTGACGCGCTGCACTGTAGTAAATGGAAAGAGGGAATCCCTCGTAAATGCTCAGCGCGTATTCCTGCGCCGCAGCTCGTGTCGTGAAGTAGTACATAGTCGTGATTGTCCTCAGGGTTACGGGATGAAATAGGCTGCCTGGTCAATGAACCAGACTTTGCGCGCTGACCAGACTTCGGCAGCGACGTCGCCAGCGATGTGAAAATGACCGGCACGGAAAGGGTTATAAGTGACACGCTGCGCACCACAGCTCTGTACCGTCGCAGCTGTCAGATTCTTTCCCGCGCCACGCTGCCAAGTCCCGACCACATAGGCGTGAACGGTCCTCTTCTTCATCTTCAGCGTGCGCTGCCGGGTCGATTCGCTGACCTTGAACGTACAGTCACTCAGCGTCAGCTGCGATTCGTGCGCAATCACACGACCGTAGTCTGTGCCGCGCTCCAGGCTGACCACACTCCACAAGTGAGTGTGCAGGTTAAAGTGAACACGAACTTTCATTAGAGTCCTCGCTTCAGCGCGCTGTCTGACGCGCTATCCAATGACGGGCATTCTGCCATAGTGCCTTGGGCATAGCAAACCCTGGCACCGATTTGACAGCTGAGCCAGAGCTGTGCTAAGGCAATTCTCCCTCCGAAGTCCTGGTAACCCCTATAAGGTGCGCGCGCCAGGTCCAGGCATAACTCGCACAGTCGTGACTGCCGCCGACCTCGCGCGTTGTCAACTAACATGCCTGGACCTCGAGTCCTCTCGCGGATCCTAACTTCCAACATAACAGCAACGATACGAGTTAGCGCGCCGCTCGAAAAAGCCTGGAAATATAGGCTTTTCCGCACAGCGCGAAGTGAATACTGGATTTCCCGCGTGCGCCTGGTCACCCTGGTCGCGGCAGCTCGAGTCCTAACATCGCGCGCGCGCGCGACCTAACATCTAACATCGCTCCCAGGTCCTGGCGCGCCCCCAGGACCCGAAATCCCGAGCTCGGATTTTCCCGTTTGTCAAGTCTTGCGGACGCCGGCGCTCCGGGGTCGCCACACTTCCCACCCCCAAAAAAAATTCACAGGTTATGCACAGGGGTGGAGTGGGGGCTAGCAAAGGGGTATGGTTTGGCGCGGCGCGGGCGGGTGGCGTCGCCTGCTCCTCATAGGCGCGCCTTGGACCTGTTCGCCACACCCGCTGGCAGGCCGGGAGCGCCGAAGACCTGCCCATGAGGAGAAGCTGGCATGCGGTACACGGTTGTCTTCGCGACGTTAGTCCTGGGGATGGTGGGGTGTGAGCATTTGAGTGAGTCGGACAAGGCGACAGCGCGGCAGTTATTGGAGGCGTGTTTGAGGGAGAGTTGGACGCAGGGGGAAGCGGTGGGGAGGTTTGGTGTGGCGTGTGCGGCGATGAATGACTGGGCGCGGCGGCAGGGGTGGGCGGCGCAGCCGTCGAGCGCAGCGGGTGCGTCGCAGTGAGGAATCCGTTTGTTTGGGATCCGGTGGAGAGGGAGTGGTATGCGGTGCCGCAGATGGTTATTGACATATACAACGCATCGCCACTGATGCGGCGGATGCTCAGTGAGGAGGGTGATCCTGTGGCTAGCGGTAGTGATTTGGGCGTTGGTCTTGCTGTTTCTTTTGTCGCACCAGTTTCGCGGGTGATACCGATTTGGGAGGAGTCGCCTTCGGCGCAGCGCTGGCAGAACTTGGGGATTCACCTACGGATGAGAGGTAGAGCGCAGCCAGTGGATTGGGTGAAGAGGATGCCGTGATGCCGATGCCAGCGAGCAAGGCGGGGTGGCGGGCGTTGGGCAAGCCTTGCACGGACGATTGTTCAGGGCACGAGGCGGGGTGGTATTGGGCGGAGCGTGTGGGGCTGACGGATCCGGCGCGCTGCAATGGGACTACGAACAGTTTCATTGAGGGGTGTCAGGCGTGTGCGGAGGAGGCGTTGGGGCAATTGCAGGCTGCGGCGCGGGGGATGTTTCGGGCGGGTGGAGGACGTGTGCGGGGGATGAAGTGACATGGGCAGGGTGACGGTAGTGGTGGGAGTACCTGGGTCAGGCAAGAGCTGGGTGTGTGAGCGGTTGAAGGAGGGTTATCACTATTTGCCGCACGATGCGTACAGCACCAAGGGTCGCGCGGCGTATGTGCGGGACATAGGGGATGCGGCGACGCTGACGAGTGGTCGCGGGCGGGTGCTGTGTGAGACACCGTTTTCGGTCGAGGACGTGACGGGACCGTTGCAGCGTAGAGGGCACGAGGTGGAGGTAGTGGTGGTGTATGCGACGCCAGCGACGTTGCGTACTCGAGGGCAAGGGGATGAGGGGAGTTTGCGGCGGCAGGACACTTATATGAGGCGTGCGGCCTCGCGGGGATGGTTTAGTGGGGATTCGGCTGCGGTGCTGGATCATTTAAAGGGAGAGTGACATGGCTTTCAAGGGTAAGAAGAGCAAAGGGTTTGGGCACGAGGACGATGGCAATCCGGGGACTGATGGGTTGTTGAGGATTATTGACGTGCAGAACCGGGTGATCGATTCGCTGGCGCAGGCGCTGGCGGTAGCGGCAGCGGTGACAGAGGACGACGACGAGGATGAAGAGGAAGAGGACGAGGAGGAGGACAAGGAGGAGGAAGCGTGAGCAGTGTGATTGACCCGGAGGTGATGCAGCCTGGGATGTGGGGACCGACTGGGGATCCATTCATTTGTCAGACGTGGCCTCAGACGTACAGCTGTAGCGTTCATGGGATGCATGCCGACTGGTTACAGTTTCGGTGGTCGGCGCGCTGGGGCTGGAGCAATCGCTATTGCTTGCGGTGCTTTGCGCAACGGTTAGAGGCGCTGCCAGGGGTGGTGACGGTGCCGAATTCCAATCCCGGTGCGGGGAGCGTGATGCCCTGGCCGGGAGGTGGAGGTGGCGGTGGCGGGGGTTCCATCGGAGCGTTGTCCGATGTGCAGGTTTCCAATCCGCAGAACGGACAGGTGCTGACGTGGAATGCCTCTCTCGGCAAGTGGGTGAACCAGAGTCCGACTGGCGGCGGGGGTGGTGGTGCCGTTGATGGAGCTGTCATCACGGCGGAGAAGACAGTCGACACCTCGCGGGCGAGCAATGCGACGCCGACTGTGGATCCTGATCTGCAGATCACGCTGCCGGGGGCGGGCACTTACTACTACAAGTGTGTCTTGAGCATAGCGGTGGGACCGTATCCGAGTGGTCCCACGGGTGACACGCCTGGGTATCAGATGTGCATGAACTTTTCCAATCCCGGTGCGTGGGTGTGGGGAGGTGGAGAGTTCTACTACGGCTACATGAATGGTGAAGTGAATGCCACCTGGGCGTCGGGACCGCAAGCCCCGCAGTTGCCCACTGGGATGTTTGCGCAGTTCGCGTTGCTCGGTGGTGTGAACAACAACATGCTGGTGTGGGAAGGGACTGCGACGGTGAGTGGGGCTGGGGTACTAGGCGTGCAGTGGGCGCAGCGGAACTCAAGTGCGAACGCGACGATTGTGAAAGCGCACAGTGTGATGTGGGTAAAGAAGGTCGAGGATTCCTCGGGGATTCCGACGACGGGTGCGACGTTCACGGCACCGTGGCAGGTAGTGCAGCCTGGGTATTCGCCGCCTGACAATCACATGCTGTGGGCGGAACCCGGTGGTCAGGTAGGACTCACCTCGTGGCCGACAGGTAACTCGATCATTCTGGAACCGGACGGTGGTGGAGCGCTTGGCACGCCGCCGAAGCAGATCCAGTGGGAAGCGAATGCGGCCACGGGTTACTGGATTCCGGGGACTACGACCAACAACGATGCGGCACCGGGGTTTGTCGGGGAGTACATCCATCAGGAAACGACGTGGGCAGCAGTGACCTCCGGGGCATTTACGAATACGACCTCGGTGACGCTGACAGCGGGCGACTGGGATGTGCTTTGCACGGGGTCATGGCGACCCAGTGCGACTACCTCTTTCAACCTGATGATCGTGGGTGCGAGTGGCATCTCGCAGGCACTGGGGACCGATGGCACGCACACTGATTTAGCGATTGCCTCGCAGGTTGAGGGTGGCAACGTAGTGGCAATGACGACGCCGCGCGTGCGCTTCAATCTGGCGGCATCCGCGACGATTTACTGCGTGCAGCAGGCAGTGTTTACCGGCAGTGTCGAGTGCAAAGGCGTGATCAGTGCGCGGAGGGTGCGCTGATGATGGCATGCAAGCAGTTCACGACGATGGGGAGCGTGATCACCAACGCGATGCAGTCGACGCTCGAGTCGGATCCCACGACCGGGTGCTTGCAGCTGACAGAAGGTGGTTGCGACCGACTGGCGCGTGAGCTGCGGCGGCACGGCATCCGGGTGTTCCGCCACGGCAGTAGCGTCGGCACTTGGATGCCTTCGGTCCCGTGGGTGACTTCGGAAGAGGCGTGGTGGGGTTGGGGCTGGCCTTGGCAGTGGCAACGGTTTGTCGGTGCCTGGAGTGCGCGCGACCCGTGGGCGTGGTGTGGTGATCACATACGACCGCCCTCCTGGCCTGATCCCTGGCCTATGCCCGACCCGTGGCGCGGCTGGGTGATGTTTGGTGGCGCGATGCCGGATTTCGGACTTGCGCAGATAGCGCGCTGCGCCGGGGGTTGTCCGCAGCGAAGCATACCGGGCTTCAGTGGCGGGTGTTCGATGCGGGGATGTCCCTGGTTGTGCCGGGGGTGTCAGGCAGGCTGGCCTTACGACGGCAACTTGCGGCACATCGGGCCTGCGAAGTACCCGGCGGCGAACAGGTGGGATTGCAACCGGGTGAAGTGGTTGGGTGTGCAGGGAGCGCCGCCGGATTATGCGCAAGTCGCTAACTATTAATCCCGCCCAGGTGGATGCGCTTTGTCCGCACGAGGATGAGTGCAACCGGCGACGTTGGTACGGAGCGGCGAGCATGGCGGGACTCGGTTGCTACGAGTGTCCAAGCTACGCGCTGCGCTACCTGCCGCGACCGAATATGCCATGGGTGGGACAGATCGTGGAACGCTCGACTGACAAGCAGAGGCATTACCCACGATGGACGGGCTGACACGGAGGACTAGCCATGAAGCGATTCCTATCGCTCGGGGCGGGCGTGCAGTCGACATACATAGCGCTGCGCGAGGCGCGTGAGGGTTGGCTCGGGATCGACGCAGCAATCTTCGCGGACACGGGTTCTGAGCCACCCTCGGTTTACCGGCATCTGGAAGCGCTGATTCCACAGCTGCCCTTCCCGGTCCACTGCGTGGTGGGCTATCGCTCGGGCGAGCGCTTGCGCGAGAGCATCATGTCGCGGGTATCGCAAGCGAAGTCGGGGAGCGGCGGACCACCATTCTTTACGACCACGACCGGGCGCGACCACGGCATGCTGCCGCGCCAATGCACGCACGATTTCAAGTTAGCACCGCTCGCCAAGAAGCAACGCGAGCTGCTGGGACTCAAGCGTGGTCGCAGGCCGGAAGGGATACTCGCGGAAGTGATTCTCGGCATCAGTGCCGATGAAGCGCTGCGCATGAAGCCGAATCACTTGCCGTATTTGCGCAACGTCTTTCCGCTTGTCGAGCGTGGCATCACGCGCGGGCACTGCCTCGAGTGGTTCAAGAAGAACGGGTTGCCGACGCCGCCGAAGTCGGCATGCACTTACTGTCCGTACCGCTCGGATCGCGCCTGGAAGGACTTGCGCGACAATGAGCCTGAAGCGTTTGCCGATGCGGTGCGGATGGATGAAGCGATACGGGATGGCTATCGCGGCAGCACCGAAAAGCTTTATGTGCATAGATCGCTCACGCCGCTGAGCGAGGCGGACTTCCGCACTGCAGAGGACTTCGGTCAGATGGACTTCATCAACGAATGTGAAGGTCTCTGCGAGGTTTGATGTTTCCGGTTGCGGACTTCTGGAAGTTCTGCTCGCGCCTGACGATCAACTCGAAAGAGATGGGGTCGATACGGCTGGCGCGGCCTTATGGTCCGCAGCGTTGGATCATCAAGTGCATCGCTGAGGGACTCGAGGACGAGGTCCACGACTTTACGATTCTCAAATGTCGACAGCTCGGCGCGTCGACGGTGTTCCTGGCGCTAGATCTATATTGGCTATTCGTTCATGGCGGCATGGATGGCACATTGGTCACCCAGGACGAGCAGACCTTCGTCAACTTCAGGACCACGCTCACCGAGTTCTATCACAACTTGCCGAAGGCTTATAAGCCTTTCTCTCCCGCGCACAACCGCTCGGAGTTCGTGTTCCGCCACAAGAACGGCAAGATGTCGCGGCTGCAGTATCAGATCGCTGGCACGCGCATGGGACAGTCGGTGAAGCTTGGCCGCGCCAAGGGCAATGCTTTCTGTCACGGCACGGAGGTCGCCTACTGGGCGGACCAAGGCAGTTTCCAGTCGCTGAAGAATTCGCTCGCTGAGATCAACCCGGTGAGATTGTTTCTGTGGGAGTCGACTGCCAACGGATTTAACGGTTTCGAGGAGCAGTGGCGCATCGCGGACAAAGCAATCACGCAGCGCGCTATCTTTGTGTCGTGGTGGGCGCACGAGATGTACCGGGTCTCGCGCGATTCCAACATGTTCAAGGTGTACTGGGGCACGCAGGGACACATGACTGGTGAAGAGCGCGAGCTCGCGCGTGAAGTCGCGGCGCTCCACGGTGATGTGATGGAGTTTGTGTGGGGAACGAAGGAGATCTCACCGGAACAAGTTGCCTGGTACAGGTGGTATTCGGAAGAAAAAGTCGCGGATCCTGACATGGCGAAACAAGAAATGCCGTGGATAGCAGAGCAAGCCTTTGTGACCACGGGCAGTCAGTACTTCGCATCCAAAGATCTCACGATCAACATGCGACGGGTGACCCGCGAGGACCAACCGACGCCGATGCGGATAGAGCTGGGCGAGGAGTTATCCCACACTCGCATCTCGGAAGTGCCGCCCCGGATAGCCAACCTGGGTGTGTTCGCTTCGCCAATCGAGAACGGGCGCTATGTGCTGGGAGCGGACCCTGCCTATGGGTCGAGCGACTGGGCTGATGCCTTTTGCGTGAGCGTCTGGCGTTGCTGGTTCGACCGTATCGAGCAAGTGGCTGAGTTCCGGGTAGCGGATTACGAACCCTACGCTTTCGCCTGGGTGATCGTGTATCTGTGCGCGATGTACGCGCCATGCGCCTGGAACCTTGAGATCACAGGTCCCGGCGCGGCAGTCCTGGCTGAAGTCGACAACTTGCGTCGCGGTCGCTACATCGGGGACACCAAGACGCGCCAGATGATGAACAACTTCCTGGGTGGCATGACCGAGTTTCTCTACACGAGATTCGACTCGCTCAACCGCAATCCCATCGCTCGAGGAACGCAAAGCACGCTGAAAGAAAAAAACAGGTACATGGATCTCTTCAAGGGCTACTTCCGGCGCGGCTTTGCGGTGTGCCACAGCAAGCCTCTGCTCGATGAGATGCGGTGGATCACCCAGGAACCTGGCTGCGCGCCAGGTGGCAGCGCGCGTCACAAAGACGACCGGGTCATTGCCGCAGCGCTTGCGGTCTACATGTGGCACGAGAAGTTGCGCGCCCGTCTAGCGGCGGGAAACGTGAACTATGCCGCTGAGCAGAAGATGGGTGCGCCACGGGTGGCGTCGTTCTATCAGCAGCTTGCGGAGCGGCAGAAGCAGTTATTGGGGTTGGTGCCCAGGCCGACAGTGCCGCCGATTAGAATGCTCACGAGGAGGCGCTAATGATCGAATTAGTGGCAGCTGCGCTTTTGCAGCAGGGACCGAATGATGTGTTCATCAAGCACGACAAGTTCCCGCAGCGGCACGAGATGGATCCTGCCGACTGCGACAACTGCGCCTGCTTAGCCCCCGATGGTGATCACGATTGCGATGACACTCACAGCGTGCCGGAACCCCCGACTTTAGTACTACTGGCGACCGGGCTTGTGGCAATTGCCTTGAGTCGACGCCGCCCGAAGGGGTAGAGTCCGCTCGCGCGCCGGGGCATCGGGAGACCGATGTCTCGGATGTCTTGTGACGAGATCCGCTACTGGCTGACGGCACTGCGTCGTGAGCATGGTTGGTCTACCAACCTGCTCGGGCGCACGCTCGGCTTTCAGCACACCGCATCCGCTGTCAGTCGCAAGGCGGACGGGCGCGAGTGGATCTATCAAAGCGAACAGATTCGGGCCTCGCGCCAGATCGAGCGCATTCTCTCTGGCGAGCTGATTCCCACTCCAGGCAAACCCTGGCATGCCGGTCGAGCGGTGCTTGCGGCTGAACCCAAGCCGCTAGTGCCAGGCACTCACTGGATCTACGACCTGAAGGCGCGCCGTTTGCGACTCGTGCCTCGCGAGCGACCCGCGCCTCTCAGGGTGCCGTGCGATGGCAGTCACTCACAACTTTGAGTGCGCCGCGCACGGCGCTTTCGAGACTCGCGTCGAGGCGGGCGAGACTCCCTGGTGTCCGCACGGTTGCTCGCCCTCCTTCGTAAAACTGGTGTTTCTCACGCCGCCGGTTATCTCGAGTCCGCGCGTTCGCATGGCTTCGCGCCTGGTGCGCGAGATGGCGGACCTCCAGGGACTCTCCGACATCGACACTTCGCCCTCGCGACCTGGGGACTCGGTCGCGGATCGTAACTACAAGCGCTCAGGAATAGCGGCGCGGGCGATGCCGATGGGTAACTACCTCGCTGGCATGACGCACCGGGCGAACGAACTCGTGAATGCTGGCTTCGGCAATCCCTACAACCCGCACGAGTGGCGGCGGGATAAGACGAGCGGCAAAGCGATACATGTCGCTTCCCCGCCGCGCGAGCCTCTGCCGATGAACCAGTACGGGGTCTCGGTCAGCCGGGTGCGCGAGCGATGAAGATCCCCGAAGGCACCAAAAAGCGCGACAAGTTCAAGCGCTTCGACTTCTTCAGGGAGCTGGTCGACCGTTGCCGAGTGTCGCGCAGCGAGCGGCGCAATCAATACACCGCGCGGCGCTTCTACTGGCTTTACGGAACAGACGGTTCGCCAGAGAACATGAATGTCGATTTGAACATGGGTCCACCCCCAGCGAATCGCATCTGGCCTCACCTCGATCAGCTCACGAGCTTTCTCTACGCCCAGGAGACCACGCGCTTCTCGTGCCAGGTGGGAGCTGGGGTGCCGAAGCCCTACATGTCCTGGGTGCCGAAGATCAACGAGTACATCAACGACGTCTGGCACCAGTCGGACACCGATCTGATCTTCAGCAACGGACTGCTGCTCGCTCTCGTCTACGACAGCATGTTCATCAAGCCCATGTGGCGAGGTGATCAGCACTATCCAGGTCTCGTCTACCCGCACAACTTCGGGGTGCTGCGCGAGGATGTCGCGATGCTGAATCGCCAGGAAGCGTTCTGCCATTGGTACAAGATGACCGAAGGGGAGTTTCGCAACAACTTCGATGGCTTGCCGCGCCTCGAGTCCATCCTGAAGGACCTGCCCAAACAAGCTTCCGGCCTGGTGGAAACCCAAGAGGCAGGCGTCGACCGCATCATTATGGCGAGCCAAGCCCCGCTCGGGACCATCTCAGGTCACGGCACCGGAGCTGCCCAGGTGGATTGGCTGTCTGCGGTCTCGATGCAGTATGTGCCACGGGTGCGCGAGGAACTCATCGAGATGTGCGAGCTGTACGTCTACGACGATGAGCTGCGCGACTATCGATTGGTCACGCTCGCTGACCCCGATGTGCCCATCTTCGACCGTCCGCTGTCGGAGACCGGGTGGATTCCACAGGAGTGTCCCTTCGTTCAGATCTGCCCAAACCCGGATCCGGGGTACTTCTGGGGCATGAGTGAGGTCGAGCGGCTACAACCGCTGCAGTCCTATCGCAACCGGGTGCTGGCGCAGATCGAACACTTGCAGGATCTCCAGGCGCATCCGCCTTCGACGTCGAGCGGATTCCCTGGTGACCTCGCGGAACTCCAGTACGTCTTGGACACCCCCGGCGGGTTCTTGAACCAACCAGACCCCGCCGGCACCGGAGCGGGCGGACCAAAAGCTGAGCGCATCAAGATCGAGATCTCGTCCGATCTCTACGAACGGCTGAACAAGATCGATGAGATGTTTGAAACGATGTCGGGCCTGCCGCCCATCACACAGGGCAAGAACCCCACCGGCGTCCGTGCCGGGGGGCACGTCATGGACCTCGCCAAGCTCGGATCATCACGCGCTCGCAAGCGTGCCCTAGTCATCGAGGACAGTCTAGAGGCTTTGGCTACAACTTATCTGCGGGTGGCGATGAAGTACGACCCGACGCTTTTGGAAGCTCCGGTCGACCCCGGCAAGCCACAGACCGAACCCTTCCTGCTGCACCAGTTTACGAAGGACTTTTTGGTCAAGGTGACAGCACACAGCAACAGTCCAATTTTCGCGGACGACACCACCGCTCTCGCCTTCCAGCTATTCAAAGCGAAAGCAATCACGCGCAGGACGTTGCTGGAGATGCTGCCGGTGCCTGAGCGGCAGTTGCTCATCCACGAGCTGGAGAGCGTCATCGAACCCAGCGAGGCGGCAGCTCATAAAGAGCAACAGGAATTTGAACTGAAGAAAGCGGAAATGGCTGGAATTCGCGGGCGCACGAAGGGTAAGCGCTCGAGTAATGGTGCCGGGGAGCAAACAGAAGGTACATAGAGCAGGAGGTGTGTCATGCCACGTCGTCGTCGTCGGGGTCGTCGTTTGCGAATGACTCGTCGGGCTATCAGGAATCGCAGGCGTAGACGCGGACGTTGATGCGGTTGTAGAGTCGCGCCAGCGCGCTGGGGTACTCGCTGAACCTGGGTCGTAGCACATACCGACCCGGTGCCTACAGGAGGATCCCGCCATGGCAAGACGACGCCGAAGACGGCTGCGACGTTTGCGTCGCGGACGTCGTCGCCGCAGGTAGAAGGAACGGCAGTGCAAGGAAACCCGGTGTCGACGGGGCACTGGGTTTCCCGTCGTTCTTGACAGCCCGCTGCAGGCGCGCGCAATCTCTGCGCGCACTGCCAGCCGGGGATGTCTACCCCCGCTGATCAACTTCCACCTCCCGGTGGTCCCCCCGGAGCGCCGCCACCTGGCGGAGCGCCCCCCGGTGCGCCTCCCGGTATGCCGCCGCCACCTCCTCCGATGGGAGCGGGTGGTCCGCCAACTCCTGGCGGCGCGCCAGCCATGGCACCACAGGCCGCGCGTGGCGATGAAGCCGCCGCTGACAGCAAAGTCCAAGTTGCCATCCGTACCCTAGAAGATGCGGTGTCGATCTTTCGCTCGCACACAACGCGCGGGCGAGCTGTCCTGAAAGCGCTCTCTGCGCTCGCCAAAGAATTCGGACCTACCGAAGAACTGGCGCAAAAGCCAATGGCGGCAGAACTCAAGTCCGCACTCATGGATCAGTCGCCCGCTGCCGGTGGTGGTGGCGGAGGTCCGCCGCCAGGGGGAGCGCCCGGTGGCTTGCCGCCAGGTGGTCCGCCGGGTGGCCCACAACCGATGTAAGGAGTTAGTCATGGCTCAAGGTGGTCGTAAGTTCTTAGGTCCGAATGCCGGATCCCTGCGTGATCCAACATCCAACGCCAAGGAGCATGGGCGTAATCGCAATCCGCCCCGCTACTTGGAGATGGGCGGGTTCTCATCCGCCAGGAAAGGCTTCAGCAAGAACGACAAGCGGCTGACCAAACCGGGGGACACGGTGTGAGCAACGGTCGGCGGGTGATACCGGAGAGCTGGATGCGGACGGGTCGCCAGATGGCGATTCCAACTACGCGCGCGCCGCTGCGTCAGGCTGCGGCGAGATCGACGCGACGCACCACGAGGAGATAGCCATGCCACGAGGAACAACGGGTGCCGGTGGTTTCGGCAGGAACTGGGGGGCGCGCGCCACCAGTCCGATCAGTCCACGTCAGCCGCGCCGCAACGTCGGTCGCGCGCCGCACGGAACTACTAGTCGCGGCAGGAGAAAGTAATGGCGGGTATCGAAGACCTCACGCCTCTGCAGCTCAAACATCTGCGCTATGGCGAGATGGTACTCGAGGCGAAAGATCCCGAAATTGTCGAGGCCGCGAAGCGCTTAGCGCGCAAGGTCGATAAGACCCTGCATCTCCCTGAGATCGATCTGCAGGACAAGATCGAGGCAGAGGCGAAGAAGCGCGAGGAATGGGAAGCGAAACAGGAGGAACACCGTCGCGATGAACATCTGCGGCGGCGGCGCGCTGAAGAGGCGCAGCGCTCTCGCGACGCGGGCTTCGATCCCGAAGAGATCGAAAAGATCGTGATCGATGAGAAGTGTTCCTTCGACACGGCACTGAGAATCGCCGGGTTGCAACGCGAGACCGCAGTCCCTGGCGCAGCTCCGTTCGCGGGCCTGCCGTTGAATGCTACTCAGGACGGTGAGTACGACTGGCGCAAACATTCTGCCAGCGAGAACCGTCGCAAGGGTCTCGAAATCGCCAATCAAGGTATCGCTGACATGCTGCGGCGGGCGCGCGGCAGGTAAGTGGAGGTTAGGTTATGCCAGTCCCCGGTGGTCTGCTTCCCCAACTACCCGCGCAAGCTCCGCAGTTCAACGAACTCGCAAGTATTACGCGCCGGGCGTTTATCCCACAGCTAATAATTCAGATCTATAATGCAAGTCCCCTGATGGCTTCGCTCATCGCTAACGCCCAGTCGGCGGGTGGTGGTGTTAGTTCCATCACGGTGCCGGTGCAGGGTAGCCCGATGGTCGTGGCATCCGCTGCGGGATACGACGGCAGCTTCGCGCCGCCACCCTCACTGCAGGGTGTGCAGAACGCTGAATTCAATCTGCAGCTGGTCCTGACACCGATCCCGTTCCTCGGAACCGAAGGTCTGGTGCAGATCGACCACGCTGTCATTCCGTTGATTCAGGCGCGCATGAACGATGCGACCAACGCAACGATGCATCTGATGGCGACCGACGCTTACGCGAACACCAACATTGCGAACCAACATGCGTTAGGTCTCGACGCCGCCATAGACGACGGAACGGAGTGTCCAGTATATGGAGGCATCGACCGCACAGCGAACACATGGTGGCAGTCGTATGTGCGCCCCGGCGGCGGGGTGTCACCCACTCGCAAGTTAGTACTGCAGTGGCAGGTCGGGCTTTCCAACTTCTGTGGAGAGCATGCCTCGTTTGGGGTGACTGACGCAGCCACCTGGGCAGCGCTCGCGCAGGACTTTGTCGGTGCCGAAAGTTACGTCATAACGCCGGGAAATGCGTTTGATTCGGATGGCGATAGGCCACGCGCCGCATTCAAAGCGCTCGACGTCGCGGGCATGCCGATCTACATGGACCCCTATGTGCCGCAAGCCGACGCTGGCACGATCTACATGATCAACAACAACTACCTGTCAGGGTACTGGCACGATCAAGCCGCATTTAATTTCTCAGGCTTTGAAAGCACGATCCCCAACTTCCAACTGGGATACCTGGGCGTCGTCGTGAATTGCTGGCAGATCGTGAACACCAAGCCGAAGACCTGCGCACGCATCACCGGGTTCCAAGGAGTCTCGGGCCTATGAACGAAGTGCAGGTCACTAACCGCAACGACTTCCAACTGGCGGGGAGGTTCGCAGGACAGAACTATGTTTTCCCGCCGGGTAAGCCTACTGAAATACCGATGCAAGCTGCGCGGCATATCTTCGGACTCGAGCAGGACGACAAGCGACGTGCGCTCGCCTGCCTCGGCATCCTGAAAGATCGCGTGACCTATCAGGAAGCGCTTGCGGTACTCAACAAGGTCCGATTTGTGGAGGGAACGATGAACTATTCAGTACAGCAGCATGGACCGGGTGGAGGACAGGAAACCGATCCCAGCGAGCATCCGAAGCCGCAGCCCGGTCAGCCGCCAGGTCAGCCGCCAAAGCCAGGTCCCGGCAAGGACGAGGAGGACAACGAAAAAGAGGAATCCGGTGGCACACGCCCCGGCGCGCCCAAGGGGCCACCCGGAAGGAAATCGGAGGCTGGAGACCCGAAGTTTTCAGCCTCTGATGACCTCAAACGGAAGTGGTGATGGAGCTTGAGTGGGTGCGCTTGACGACTACAATGCGCGCATTCGCCGCCTCGTGACCGATGCTAGGAAGCAGTTCTGGTCAGATGAGGTACTCACCCAACATATAAACGACGCGCGCATCCGCATCGCGGGTGACACCAAGTGCCTGCGGCAGCTCGTCACCGACGTCATGCTGCCTGCAGGTCAGGAGGTGTACAACATTGTGGAGACCGTCAATCGCGGTCGCCCACCCAATCTCGGACTGAACGTAGTCGAGGTCATCTCAGTGACCATCTACTGGGGAACGATGCGGGTGAAGTGCCGGAATCTCAGCTTCACTGAGCAGGACACCAAACTCAGGGCATTCCAGTTCTACGCGACGCGCCCTGGATCGCTCGCCATGATGGGGGCGAACACCGTCTACCTGAACCCAGTCCCTGACATGCCCTACAACTCTGACTGGGATGTGGTGCTGGTGCCTCCGCCGCTCACTACGAATTCCGATCTCGAGGTACTGCCAATCGTCTTCCAACGGTTGGTGCCCTGGTACGCCGCGCACCTGGCGAAGTTTGGTGAGCAGTCGCTATCGGAGTCGGACATCTTTTATCAGAAGTACGGCAGGGAACTCACGGCGGCAATGTACGCCTTCTTTGGCATGCGGGTCCGCGACGCTTATCGGAGGTAACCATGGCAACCCAATTTGATTGGATCACTGACAGCACGGCAAATCCGACCCCGCCGCTGCCGACGCCGCCGCAGCTCGCGACACCGTCGACGCTCGTGAAGCCCTACATCTTCCCGCTGCCGCCAGTGCCGACCGACACGGCAGTGGGTCCGACGATGCCCATCCCGCCAGGACCACCCAGTCAGCCGACGCCGCCACCATCCAAAGCGCGTTCTGCGCCAGGCCCGCAGACCCCGCCGATGGGTCCGATGTTCCCCAGCAAGGTGTAAGACGTGGCGCAGAAGATCGAAGGCAAGAGCGAGCGTCCGCTTCAGACCTACTGGCTGAAGCAGTTCGCTGCGGTGAATACGGTAGCGAACCGGATGTCGCTGCCACAGGACGCTTGCTTCTATGACTTAACGAACTGCCAGCCCATCGGCTTTTCCAACCTGCACTCGATCAACGGAGCTGAGGGTCCGATCTTCGACTTCGGCGCGCACCGGGTCTATGCCGACTTCAACGTCAACATCGGCAATCAGGAATACCTGCTCATCGCCACATTGGACGGTTATCTGTTCTCGTACAAAGTCGGGACAGCCTGGGCGACTGCGGTCCAACAAATCGCTAGCGGACTCGCGACCGATGGTTCGCTCGATATCACGCAGTACGACAATACGACGGCACTGATCCTCACGAGCAGTGGCTACTATTCGTGGCAGGGCGGGAGTTCTATCACGACGATCAATACGACCAGCAACGCCAATACTGGTGGTGCCACGGGTCAGCCCAGTGCGCCGTCCAAGGGTCAGGCAATCGCTGTCTATCAGAACATGGTGTGGATTGCGGACGGGCGCACGCTCTACTTCTCAGCCCCCGGATCCTCGACCGACACGCCGCCTGCCTACACGATCTTTAGCACGACGTCGGGTGGCGGCTGGGAGATCATCCGCGATTCGCACCTGAAGAGCGACATCAAAGCCCTGTATGCGCTCAACGGATACCTCTATGTGTTTGGTGAGCAGTCAATCGATGTCATCGCCAATGTCACGCAGGTCCAGACCACTGCGGGTAGTGCTGTCACAGGGTCTACCGGCACCTACACCAGGCAGAACATCTCCAGCATCGTCGGCACCGACAGCCCTGAGTCGGTCATGGCTTACGGCAGCTTGGTTTTCTTTGCGAACCGCTATGGCATTTGGATGATCGCTGGCACGACCGTGATGCAGGCAAGCACGGATGCCAATAACGCTTACTATTCGGGCATCGACGGCACCTGGCAGTACCTCGATTTCAACCACTACAACGACAGCGTGGGCTGGATCAATCGCGCCGGCGACACGGTCGACTGGCAGAACAACAACCACAATCCCGTGCTGTGGCAGTTCCAGACCTACACCCCGTTCCTCTTCCACATCTCCGGTGGGCAGGTCAAAAGCAACAACCTGCTGTGCGCAGCGTTCAACGTAGTGCGCAAGAACGACCCGACCATGGGGTCCGGTAACTTCCTCGTCCTCTACCAGGGCGATGCGACCGGCAGCAACTACAAGTGGTGGTTTGCGGACTGGACTAGCGACATTGGTCCGATCACGCACGTCTGCTCAGCGAACATGCCCGACTATTCGGGACCCGCGCTCTTCGGCTACATCTACAACAAGCTCTACCAGTTCTTTGCGGACGACCAGGCCGCGAACGCGCCAGCCGCCAGGATTATGACGGGCTTGTGGGACTTCGGTGACCCGCTCTCCGACAAGCAGGCAATCCGCGCCGGTATCCGGGTCTCGATGATCACGCAGGCGGATCCCGCAATCGATGTCCACCTCGACACGCTCTCGCACTCGTATCCCATTCCGCTGGGCGATATCGGTGCGCTCGACTGGGTGAACTCTACGGAGCAGCTCACCCCGTGGAAGAACAATGCAGCTAATCAGGTGCAGTGGCAGAGCTTGCGGAATTACATGATCTACTGGGGCAAGGCACCGGAGGGCTTCAGCAAGCACCTCGGCTTCACGGTACGCACCCAACATGGCACGCAGTTTGAGCTGAACGGTTTCTTCTTAGATTACAAGGTGGGTCCGCGATGGCTGTCGTGACCCGATTCGGCGCGCTTTTTGTGGACGACCGCATTGCGCTCGAGCGCTGGCTCGCGGCGCACGACTTGCGCCATACCGCTTACCTGAAGCGCTTTAGTGTTCCCTGTTCGCCGCTCAAGGGTCCGGTGACCGGCAACTGGATGCTGCACCACTCGCTAGCGCATGAGGCACTAGCGCATGCCATGAAGGACTCGCGCGCGAGTAACCGCTTGCTGGCGATGCCCGACAAGTGGCGCACCGAAGAGGAACTCTCGACCTGGCACGCGCTGCACGACCAGTTGCACAAGTTTATCGAGGGAGTGATGGCACATGGCAGCTAACGTATACGGTCTGCACCAGTTCGCGGACGACGTAGGTCCGCTGCCGCTGAAATACCTCGATGATAGCTTCAGCGCTCTCAACATCGCGATTAACACGCTATCGACCTACAGCAACTTTTACGCTGACGGTGGGACCACAAACGCTTACACCGTCCAGACCCCGAATACGCAGTACGCCTCGCTGACCGATGGGCTACAGGTCATCGTCCGCATCGCGAACACCAATACCGCCGCCTCCACGCTGAACCTCAACGGACTCGGCGCGATGCCGATCCTGAACCCGGATGGTTCAGAGATGCAGGCGGGGCAACTGGCGGCGGGTGCGCTCATCAACTTCATGTACAACGCGCAGCGACAGGCGTGGCAGATCCCATATGCCAGCGGGATCTTCACTGCGCCTTTCAGCGTGAACGACGCGAACGGTCAGCATCTGATCTGGGCTAATGCGGCGGGCCAGGTTGGTATGGTGACGTGGCCGACCGGAAACAGTCTGATCTTGGAACCAGATGGCGGGGGAGCGCTCGGTTGCCCGCCCAGCCAGTTGATGTGGGACAACGCTGGCAACTGGACTTTCGGTGGCAGCTCCGTGATCCACGGGTTTAAGGCTGTCGCGGATTTCTTTGTCTACAACCCGGCTGAGATGACTGACGCGGGTGCTTTTTTCCAAGTGTGGGCAGATGGGCACGGTTACTTGGGTCCAAATCCGCATCAGCAGGGGATGAACTGGACGACTGAGGGCAGTTACTTCTTTGCTCCGAAACTGGGCAATGCCGCTCCCACGGTCAACATTTCCTGCAATCCCGGTGAGAGCGGATTTCTTGTGGGCATCAATGAGGGCGCTGCAGTCACGCCCCCGCCCATCAATGTGCAGCAGGACATGGTGCGGATCCACGCGCCTGCCTCGACGCTCCCGGCGGGCAGTGCCGTGCTTGAGGTTGGTATTCCTGAAGCATCGACTTCTCGCACAACCCCCCAGTACGTTGCCTCCTTTAGCGACCAAGCTTCGCCGCCCGTTGGCAACTCCAATGGAGTGTGGATCGCAGCGGGCACTAACGCTAACGACAGTGCGTTCAATGTCGAACCTGCGTGGTCCCGCTATGGTCCGTTTTTCTTCATTCGCGGGGATGGTTCCGGTGGTCTTGGCAAAGGCGGGCTTGTCGATATGCCTGTCTCGAGCAAGATGATCTGGGATTCCAACATCCACTTCTCGTTTGAAGGTGACGCGCAGTTCCCGCTCGACATCCTGACCAATGTTCAGATCACCAATGCCCAGACCGGACAGGCATTGATGTTCAACGGGACTGAATGGGTGAACAGCTCCCCCAGCGACGTCGATCTCGGTGCGCTCGCCAACCTCACCGACGTCAGCCTGACCAACCCGGTCGCAGGCAACCTCCTCGTCTGGAACGGCACGGCATGGATAAACCAAGCGGCAGCGGGTGTCATTAGTGTCGTGATCTCGCAGGCCGGTCCTTCCTCTGCAGCCGGGGTGATCCTCACGCCCAACCCGATCACCGACATGGGCACGATTGCGCTCGACTGGACTCAGGTCGCGGGCACGCAGCGCGCTAACACCTTCACGCAGCCGCAGACGTTCAGCGGGGATGTGACGTTCACCGGGAACGTAACAGGTGGTGGGATAACGAGTCTCACGAAGGCAGCCGGGATAAATTTTTGGACTCCTGCGATGGCTCTCGTTCCGGTCCTCAGCGGCGCGGGTGTGATTGGCGTGGACTGGAACGACGTCGCAGGAGTCGCTCGACCGAATACCTTTAGCATCGGAGCAAACATTTTCAACACTGATTTCAGGGTGAATAAGAGTGGCGGTACGCCGGTCTTTCAAACCGTCAGCAGTGATGGCAGCGGTTCTATTGGTCCCTCGCCCAACAATCTGTCGTGGGATGCAGCGGGAAACTTCACGCTTAACGGCACCGCAACGCTGCCGGGAGGTGGAGGTGGTGGCTCGCTCACGCCGCCCGTGCTGCTCAGTGCGGATGTAGCCACCGTCTTCAAAGTTCAAGCTCCACAGAACCCGCAGACTCTCCAGTGGCTGGCGGAATTTGTAGGCGCGCCAGTCTTCCCCGGTGTGTACAACGGAGTGCATATCGTCGCAGGGGACAATTCGATGCGCGCTGCGTTGTTGGTCGAAAGCGCTAACGCTCCCTATGGTCAGCTTTTCAGGATTGGCGGGCAGGGTGACGTATCGCTCGGTAGGTCAACGGGTACGTTCACTGGTGATGGTAACGGCAACTGGAATTTTGCATTTAGCGGTGCGCCCTACGGTTTGAGTGTCAGCAGGAGTCCAAGCGCTGGCTGGATTGGGCCAAGCGCAGCCAACTGCCTCAGTTGGAATTCTGCCGGTAACTTCAGCCTGCTCGGCACGGCAACGCTGCCTGCGCCTACAGGACTTCCGACGTTGGCAGGCAATCAAGCGTGGACGGGCAGCAATAACTTCGTTCCCGGCCTTAACGTCGGGCAGTTCCAGACTAATAGCACTGGCATAGCAGTGTATGGACCTATCAGGTCGCAGGGGTTTGCACAGTACTCAGGAGGGAATTACACCATTGATCTGAGGCAAGGGAGTTTCTGGTACATCGACCTCGGTATGGCGGAAGCTGACGGGTTGTACATGCCAACCATCTACATCACAGGTGTTTTCAATGCTGACTACTCCAGTTTCAAGGTCGTTGCTTGGCAGGGAGGACCGGACGGAAACATCGTTAATGACTGGAACTGGTCGAGCGATGGCGGTGGAATGGGGTGGCTCAACGGTGTTAAACCGGGGGTGCCAATGGGTATGGGCAATAGAACATTGATAGAAATCACCATCGTCGGAGTCGTCTTGTATGGTGTTTATTGGGGCGGTATCAGTGGATTTTAGGAGCGCACATGCAGACCTTCACGTTTACTTTCACGCTCGATCAGGTCAACGAACTCGTCGCCTGTATGCAGGATGGTCCTTTCGGCAAAGTGTCGAAAGTGCTCGGGGAGTTGCGGCGGCAGATGGAGGGTCAGAACGTACCCGCGCCCGCGCCGCCACCGGGCAACGGTGAACTGAAGGAACCGATCCAGCCCAATGGCTGACCCCTTCAGTGGCAACGTCGGCGGCACCGCAGGCACTGCGTGGCTGACCGACATCCAGCAGGGCATGGGTATCGCCCAGGACATCCAGCAGGGTGGCCTCAAGGGTGACATACAGGCCGCGCAATCTGCTGCCAAGCTCGGTAGCAACCTCGGCATGTTTGGGTCGTCCTCGAGTGCAGTCGGCGGCTTCGCATCCGACGTCGCCAACCTGGGAAACATCATCCAGGGCATCCAGCAAGGTGGCGTCGCGGGTTACGGGGGCGCGGCAGTCAATGCCGCTGCGCTCGCGGCGCGCACCGGAGCGCTGGGAGGGATGTCGGGCGCAATCGGTGCGGTAGCGGGTCCGCTCGCAGGTGCCGTGTCGCTCTATCAGTTTGCTCAGAACTGGCAGTCGGGCAATACGGGCGGAGATGCGTTGCGCGGTGCCCAGACGGGTGCCACCATCGGCGCGGTCGTCGGTCCCGAAGGTGCGCTCGTCGGTGCAGTCATCGGTGGTGCGGTCGGTGCGATTTCCTCCGCTTTCGGCGGCGGCAAGGCGGATCCCGAAACGATGGCACTGGAGAACTACGCACCGCAATTCAACAAAGACCCGACTATCGCGAGCTCGCTGACTGCTGCACAGAACATGACGATGTTAGCGGGCGTGTTCGACGCGAAGAACAATTCACCAGGGCATTCCACGCCACTTGAGCAGTACTACGGGCGCATGGGTGAACAGGCTTTCACCAACGACATCTTCAGTCAGATCAATTCCGCCATGCAGTCGGGAAAGGTCTCGCCGCTCTCTACCGCGCAAACTCTTTATCAGCAGGTTGTCGCTCCCTATTTGGCATCTAAGTCAGCGAACGGTCAGTCGCTGACAATTGGGGCTGGCAACTCTTGGACGACAGCCCATGGCACGCCTTTCGCCAATGCCATGCAAGCTGCGGTGGTTGGTCTTATCGGACAGTGGCAGTCGGGTGCGTACACCAGCAAGACGGTGATGGGCGCGGGGAATACCACCAATCCGCCTGCCTACCAGGGTTGGAACATCTTGCAATCGAAGAATGCGCAGGCAGGCGCGGCGAACATCGGCACGCAGCTCCAGGCACTCATGGCAGCACTGCCTATCGGGTGATTTATGGCAGATGGCACTACCACACCAGATCTCAGCGGCTTTCCGGCGGCATCTCCTGGGGTGGCGACAGATCCATCGATGCAAGCCGCTGCGTTACCGGGAGGAACGGCAACCCCTGCCGGTGGATCTGCCGGTGGCTATAACGCAGCGCCCCCGGCGACCGGCACGCCTGCCGCGCCGACTGCAAGTACTCCATCGAACAACTGGCTGTCGACGCTCGGCACCGGCATTGGCAATTTCCTGCAGTCACCGCTCGCCGGTACGCTCGGTGGCCTCGCAGCTGGTGGTGTCGGTCTCTACCAGGCGGGGCAGGCAACGCAGGCCGGGAAAGCTGCCGCTGGGCAGATCCAATCGACCGTCAATCCTGCGCAAGCGATGAGTACCGGCACCTATGGTCAGCTGACCGGGCAGGGTACGGTCGGCGGACCCATGGGTCAGGCTATCGCCGGTCAGACTGGCGCGGCGCAGGAACTCCTCGGCGCAGCACAGCAGTACGGCACCGGCAATCTGACCTCCGCGCAGAATCAGCAGATCACCTCGCAGGTCCAGGCGCAGCGCGCCATGGTCAATCAGCAGCTCGCGGCCTCGGGCAACATGAACTCGAGCGCACGAGATGCGGCATACCAGCAGATCGATAACAACGCAGCCATCCTCGGACAACAGTTGGAAGCTCAGAATCTACAGATGGCGCAGGGTGCGCTGGGTTCAGTAACGAGTACCTATAACAGTCTGCTCACCAATGCGCTGAATCAGTCAAATCTCGGACTGCGTGGTACGACGACTGCCGTACAGACGCAGCTGCAGAACGATCAGCAGGTCTCGCAGTACTTGCAGCAGATCCTGGGCGGCATCGCGACGCAGCTCGGCACCGCGAGCGGTGGCGGACAGGTTGCGGGACAGGGAGGAAAGACAGCAGCGACAGCGTCCGGTGCGGCGGGGATAGGCCAAACCATCATGGCAGGGATCCAGGGCTGGCAGGCGCAGAACCAGGCGAACCAGTCGGGACAAGCTATCCAGAACTACATGAGTTCGCCCGACGTGCAGAACCAGATCACTGCCTCGCTGGGACCAGTAGCACCGCTCGATCTCTCGGGGATGACGTCGAGCGTGAGTGGTGATCTGCCTGTCGGGACTACAGGACCACCGTCGTGAACGCTGACCCCAATTGGCTGAGCAGCTTTGCCGACCCATCTGCGCCGCAGGGTGATATCGGTGGTGGTGCTGTGCCCATGACACAGACGACGCCGCCACCGCAGTTCCAGATGGCACCGGCACAACCTGCTCCTTTCCAGACACCTGGCACTTTCATGCAGCCCAATTTGAATGCTCCACCGCTGGGTCCGCTTGCTAAGCCTCCCGCGCAGCAACCTCAGCAGGCGGGATATGGACTTCCGGGGGTAGGCGGCGACCTTTGGGGAACTCAAAAAGCGACTCCCGTTACACCTGATCAGCAGACGGTGCCTCAGACTGCCGGTCCCTCCGTACAGACCCCGCAGACTCAGCCTGGTGCCTATCGGGTGCAGGGCGACCAGGGCATGGGTCCTGTCCGTATGACTGCAGAGCAAGCGCTACCGCTCATTCAGCACTATGAGGACGCGAGCGGCGACCCAACAGCGCTGAACTACATGTATGACTCCACTCACACAGCGCAGGGGCTGTACCAGATCACCAATACCAACTGGAAGAAATATGCGCCGCAGGCCGGAATCGACGTCGCTCAAGTCTCTAGTGCTGGGATGGCTAGCCCCGCTCAACAGACCCAGGTCGCGACCCTGATGTACAACAAAGAGGGTTTCGCCCCGTGGGCACCGTACAACGCGGCACTGCGGAAAGCGATTGGTTGGCAGGGTGGACCGATGGTGGGTGACCCCAATCACCCAGCGGCGACCAATCTCGATGCGCAATGGGCTAATGCAATCGAGCAGGCGAAAGCCGCACTGCTGACAAAAGCGGGCGTAGATCAGCAAGCGCTCGATACGCTCTTCAAAGCTGTGCCAGCCGCACTCAATGAGCAGCTCGCAATCGTCAATAGTGCTACGGCTGACATGCAGAGAAACATGCGTATCGCTAATGATGCGCGCACCCAGGAAGCTAACCTGAAGATCATGCAGGCCAAGCAGGAACTCTCGGACGACGAGAAGCTCACGCAATGGGCGAATCACACGCCCACCCGGCAGGCGGCTATGGCGAATGTCATGCACCTCACTCCGATGCTCTCGATCCTCGCAGCGCTCGGCGGCAAAGCCACCCGTGTCAGCGCTCTCGGCATGCTGGGTGCCACCGCTGGCATCGTGAAAGGAGTCTCTGAGGGCGCGGAGAACCAGTTCCATGATGCGGTTGATCAATGGCAGAACCATTACAACGCTCTCAAAGACCACATGCAGCACATGCAAGACACCTACAAGACGCTCGAGGAAGCTTACGCAGGCCGCGCCGACGCTGCCGACAAGGCAGCGGAGATGACGATGCGGATTGAGGGGGACCAGCTGAACGCAGACCAGGCGAAGATCGCAACTGCCTTCAAGATGTTTGATGCCACCACGCAGATCAGCAAGGGCATGGCGGACAATGCTCTCGCGTTCCAGAAGATCGTGGAGGCTTACGCCGCCAAGCAGTTTGTCGGTGGCGTAAACATGGCGGATCCCAGGATTGGTCCGATAGCCTGGGCAATGCAGGCGGCGGGCGTAAACGTACCGGCACGCAAGTTAGCGATGGTTATCGAGGGTGGCCTCATGGAGCATCCCGACTGGAAACCGGAACAGTTCGCTGAAGCAGCGGCATCGGGCAGTCAAGCGATACTCTTCCGCCAATGGATGGCTCGCACCATGGCGAAGCGCATTTCCAACTCGGTCCTGTCGACCTGGCCTTTGATTAAACCCGGCGGGATCTACGAGCAACTGGATGGCGCTGCCAAGCAGTTCGCCGCCGCGACGCCCGGTGGTGACACGCAGCTTGAGCAGAAGGTCCTCGCCGCTATGGCGGGATACGAGGAACACGGTGCCGGTTGGCTCAATAACACCTACACCTCACCGGAATTGCAGCGCTATGTCACGATACTCGAGGAAGCGCGCGCTGAGCTGAAGCAGTCACTTTCCAAGCAAGGCGTGTCGACCGACGAGCAGCAACGCCGCGCTGACAGGGAACTACCTGCCTGGCACGGTTACTCTGCGCTGCATGAAGGGATCGTGGCATCGATACAAATCCAGAATGCGGTGCTGCAGGGCGATTTGGAGGCACAGGACGCAGTGTTGCGCGGCGAGAATCTGCTGAAGATCGTGAGAGATGCGTCGCAACGCGGGTTCAACCCTGATAACCCGTCTACTGCGCTCGGGCAGACGGCAGCGGCAATTCAGCAATCGGGACAGCAAACTCCCACCTACGAGCAATACAAACCCGGTGGTGGCGCGATATTTGAAAGTAACGCCGATGCACAGGCAGCGTTCGATGCCGGTCGCATCAAGAAAGGCGACAAGATTATCGTCAACGGTCAGTCGGGGACTTGGCAGTAATGCCGTTCGTACCGGACCCTCCTGGCGGAACCCAACCACAGCAGCAAGGTGGGTTTGTGCCCGATGCGCCAGGTGGCGGCGGCACGCCACCGCAGGAAACCATCGTGGAGGAAGCGGCGCGGCGGATGCAGGGAGGAGGAGGCGGGCAGGCAGCTGAGTCACCCAGCTTCTGGGCGAATGCAGCGAAGAAGGCATCACAGACCGTTGCTGAGCCTATCTTCCAGATGGGAACCGGCCTGGGAGCGACAGCTGCGGGTGCAGCGGCTGGTATCTACGCGGGCATGAACGCTGAAGACGAGGCAGTCGAGAAATATCACGCCACTGCCGGTCAAGCGTTCGATCAGGGCTGGGCGAAGATGAAGGACGTCTTCCATCAGGTCCAGCAGCAGTACACCTACAGCCAGGACCCCAACAACTTCTGGTCGAAGCAGACAGGCTTGGATCCCGAAAGCCAACGTGGCGCGAACGTCGCTAAGGCAGTCGGTTACCTACCGGGGAAGGCTGTCGGTGGCATCTCGACAGCATTGAAGTGGGGCGTTGCGGAACCGACTGCGCGGGCGGCGGAATCGCTCGGTGTCAGCCCCGAAACTGCGCAGCGTATTCGCACTGTCGGTCAAGACGTCAGCGACATCGCAGCACCCTTCGCACTCGGACCACTCGGTCGAGCAGTCGGTGCGGCGGGCGAAGCCACTGGAATTTCTGCCCGTGTAGGTGCCGCTGCAGAACGCTTCAATCGCGGCCTGCAGCCCGCAGCGGATCCGGCACTCGCGGCGCGGCAGGCGGGCTACTACATTCCCGAAGGACCTCTGGCGCAGATCTCAGGCCGAAGGAAACTTGATGAGGGTTTGAGCAGGCGGCACGAGGTCGTCAACAACCGCAACGCTCGCGAATCGGTCGGTCTTGCGGGCAACCATCCAGTGGAACCTGCCGAACTTGAGCGTGTCCGCGCTGACGCTCACGCAGACAGAGCAGCGGTGCGTGGGACTTACGGTGGCGGATGGGCGAGAGGACTTAGTGGAGATGTCCAGAGGGGTCTGGATTACAACCACCGAATCATCAACTCGACGCTCAGCGAAAACATCAGGAATGCTGACCAGTGGATCAATACCATCGAAGATCCGGCAGTGAACGCTCTGCAGCGGCGAAATTTGCAAGGTTCACTGATGCGCGACGCCCGCGCGATGCAGCAACGCGCTCTTGGACTGAGAACTGCTCAAGAAATGCATGGACACATGATAGAGCTTCGCGGCAACTGGGACAGGATGCGAAATGAGGTCAACGCAGTCACTGACACGTCGATTTTGACTCCTGCTCAGATCCGTACTTACGTCGGCGGCATGATTGGGCGAAATATCGCGGATGTGCTGCAAACGACGCTCGATGAACACATGCTGCGCACCGATCCTGAATTGGCGGCGCAATGGCGCGCTGCTGGCGAGCGAATCAACAATAGCTATGTCATCGAAGACTCGAGGTTGCCCAACGGCAACATTTCCGCTCAATTAGTGCTGCAGGCACAGCAATCGGGTCGCCAGATCACTGGCGGACTGCAACCCATGGCTGACATGGCGCGCTACAACCGCAGCCTCGTGCAAGACCTGGGTCCAGCTCCCACGGGATTATTCCATCCCATGAACTTCATTGGCAGGCTGGCGCAGACATCGTTAGGCGAGAAGTTTCGTGTCGCGAACCAAATGCTCGGAGGTGCGCTCGGCCTGGGAGCAGTCGGGGTAGGTGGCGCAGCGCTTGTGGAAGGATGGATACACAAGGCACTACCTACTACAGCACTCGCAGCTACCGCAGCAGCTGTGGCAGCGCGCGCAGCGATGCGTCGCGTACTGATGGGGCATGTGGGCAGTCATCGAATAGTCGAGCGAGCTGAGCGGCGCACTGCCGCTCGCAATGCCCCGGCGTACACTCCGCGCCAGCCGCGCTCTAACGCCGCCATAGGCACCGGAGCGCTCGCACTATCGGAGATGGACGACCAAACGAGGTGACCCATGATCACTAAAAAGCCCCCTGAAAAACCGGACGTTGCTGCCGGGGAAAAAAAATCTACTGCCACGCCCACGGTCACGCCAGCAGGCCAAACGCGGGTCCAAGCCCCGCAAGCCCAAGCCGCAGCCGCGCCGCCGGGTCCCCCGTTCACGGCGGGCACCCCGATCTCGGTGACTCCCTACACCGCTCCCGGTCGCCCGCCGATCTACATGGTCGCGGGAGCGAAGCTCGGGAGCGAAGAGGACGTGCTGATGACGCTGAAGAACCAACTCTTCAAGCCTGCCGTTAAGCTGACATGAAAAAGCCCAGGCAGCTGCAGTCAGATGAGGCAATCTCGATCCTCGTGAAAAACAAGCTGTGCGAGATGCTCGCGAAGACTAAGGACCCTAACACTGCCGTCGCACTCACTAACGCATGGGCGAAGTTGCGCAGCGTAGAGCTCAAACAGGAGCAAGGTGAGTTTGGTGACAGCTTGCCGGATGCGGAGGAAGTGAAACCCTTCGATCTCGGTGGCGAGGTACGACAATGAACCTCCTCGAGTTGCTGACCGGCGCGAACGTCGCATTGGGCGTGCTACAAGCTCGCGTTGTCCTCGTCATTACGCTCGTGCTGACGTTCGCGCTCTTCGCCTGGGCAATGTGGTTGCAGTCGCAGGCCGGGATTATCATCGCCGCCGCCTGGGCGGTACTCGTGTTCTTACCTGTCTTGTACACAGGAGGTCGTCGTGGCATCGAAGCTGAACATCACGCCGCCTCGGACGAGGCAAATCAGCCCGCCCGAAGCTCTAAAATCGCAGCGTAGCGGCGGTCGACACGAGTCCCGCTGGCTGTCGAGGATCACCATCGAGCGACAGCTCGTGGACCCAAATCCCAAAGCCGCCGACATTGGCTACGGGTTCCGTATGGACGCTAAGCCAGGTGCGGTGCGCCGCGCGATGAACCGGAGGCGACCATGAGCAACTCATGGATGGTCTGGGCATCACCCATCCTCGCGTCGATCACCGCTATCCTCGCTGCCGGAACTGTTGCACACCTGTTCAACGGGGAAGTGCTGGCGTTGATCGCTGCCATCGTGACGGCAGTCGATGGCTTCATTGTCGCGATAAAGAACCCGGCGGAACCGGCGAAACAGACACTGCCGCCGCCCCAGGTGCAACCCCCAAAAGCGAAGTGACATCTCCGACGCAGCGTACCCTCGCTGAGATGCGAGAGCGGGGGTATCCGCTCGTGCAGGTAGTCGAGCGCTGGAATCCATACGCGCACGTCCGACAGGATCTTTTCGGCATCATCGACGTGGTGGCTGTCGGTGACGACATAGTGGGGGTGCAGGCGACGTCCGCATCCAACGTCGCGAAGCGCGTAGCGAAGATCACCGACAGCCCCGCGCTCCCGGTGCTGCGCAAAGCCGGGATCCGCGTGTTAGTTCACGGTTGGCGGAAGTCTCGAGGACGCTGGGTACTGCGCGAGGTCGATATGTCGTGAGCGCACCGCTGCCGGTTATCTGCACGCTCGATGAGTGGGATCTGCCGGTCATCCACGTCTTCGCGCTGAAGCGTCAGGCATTCAAAGCTGCGCTCGGAGTCAAAAGCCGCCGCATCGATAACAGCATCACCGACTTTGGGTCTCACTACATTGGTGCCATGGGTGAGTATGTGGTGGCCCGCGAGCTGGGCATCAGCATCGACAAAGCCATCTACCTGGGGGGCGACAACGGTGTGGACCTGCACAACTACCACGGGTACACGCTGCAGGTGAAGACGATCCACTATGGGGGACCGAATCCCCACATCGTCTTCCCCAAGGTGTCCGACTTCAAAGCCGACGCTTGCATCGCGGTGCAGATCCAGACCCCGGTCACGCTCGCCATCCTGGGCTGCATCAGTCGCCAGCGGTTCCAAGACATGTTCAAGCCCTGCAACCTGGGCTATGGTGACAACGTCGCTGTGATGCCCGATCAGCTGAGTGCGCTCTCGGTGTTCTTGGAGATCGCGCGGGAATAAAAAGACCCCGCCGAAGCGGGGTCTCAGGGATGGAGTTCGTTATCTTCTAGCGAAAAAATCAGTCACTGTATTCCAGTTTGTGGTCTTGCCGTGGTTGACCTCCTTTCACTAGTCATCGTCGTCATCGTCCTCCAGATCGTCGTCATCCCACAAGACGCAGCCACACACTGCGCAGATGTTTCCTGCCACGATTGCGCCACAGCAGTCGCAGGTCATAGTCCCCTCGCTCGCGCTTCTTCTTCGGTCAGCGTCTTGGTGTGCATGCCTGGCATGCGCTTCAGCACCTCAGCGAACTCCTTAGTCGTGCGCGCGCCCCGGATCAGCTCCCAACTGTTCACTTCGCGGCCTGCGTGCTTCTTCATAAACTCGTAGTACTCGTGTCCATGCTCAATTGCCATCTTCTCTTCCGTGATGGCTGGATTGAGCCTCGCTACAAAGAAGTCGCGTTTGTCCTCCGAATCGTGCGCCTTGTCATCCACATACCAACGGAAGCGGTAGTCGAGTTCGTACCCGCTCTCGCGCTTCGACAGGCTTGCCATCCAGTTGCCCTCAAGGTCGCCCTGGCGGATCTCTACGACCCACATTGCCAGCAGGTTGTCATCCAGTTTGATCATCTCTCTCTACTCTCCTAACAGTTCACGAGTTAAAGCTATCGCAGTCATCGCCAAGTCATCGACGTCGCCGTCCTGGGTCACTATATGCGCGCGCGTCAATGTCCGCAGTCGCTTCGCGAGGACGTAGATGTGATTCGGCACCCTGATGGTCCCAGCGCTCGTCCGCGCGATGTCCGCAGGGGGTCGACCTCTGCGCGCCTTCTTGAACCAAGACGCACCCGCTTTGCGGCGGGCACGCTTCATCGAAGCTGACAGCCGCGCGCGTTGCTCCGGGGTCCACTTACCGTTGCTGGGAGCGCGCTGGGAAGATTCTGACGACATTAGATATTCTCCTCGGTTGGGTTTCCTGATTACAGTAGTAGATCATCCGGTGCTGCCACTTCGCCAAAGCGTGCTGACGCTCGCGCACCACCTGTACACCTGACTTCGCTATCTTTTTCTCCCAATAGTGGTTGTTCGCTGAACACTGGGCGCAGATGGGTGAGAACTTGCGTCGTTGGTTGTCACACTCATCGATAGCGCAAGGTCCATAGTCACGATCCTTCACTTTCCCTCCTTTGTGACTCCAGCCTGCTCCAAGATCCAATCCTCGACCCTTTGCGTGTGCGGGCGGATTGTGTCAGGCGGGATGTATGGATAAGTACCCGTCACGTCTTTCACGACGTGGTTCAGCATCTTCTTCTCGCTGAGGAATGGCACGTCGAGCTTCACCATGACCGACGAGAACGAGTGCCGCAGGTTGTGGATGAAGTAGTAGTTGTCCTTCCCCATCATGGCGCGGTGCTTTGCGACCACACGCTTTGTGTTAGACATCCGCAGGCCCGCGTAGCGGCACCCGTGCGGGTAGGTGAAGACGTAATCGTCCTTCCAAGCCGGGTCGTGATTCTTCTTGTGCGCCCGTAGCGCGGCTGCAAGCCACTTGCCGATGGGGAAGACATGCTCTGCGCGATTCTTGGTGTGTGCCTCGTTCTCACCTCGCACCTGGGCGGGGAAGGTGATGGTCTGCGCGTCGAGGTCGATCATGCTCCACTTGACCCGAAGCATTTCGGTGAGGCGGCAACCCGTCAGCAGCACCGCGCGCAGGTATAACGCCCACACCGGACCCGCAGCCTTCATGCCGTTGTCGTGCGGGATCCGCGCTGCGCTGTGCCAGAACACCGGGATGAAGCGCTCGAAAATCTTGAACGAACGTGGCGCAGGTTTCACGACCAACTTGTCGACCACACTGTACGGACAGCGGGGGCGCGCTTCATCGGTCTGCTTGGCGGCGAACTCCCAGAGCAGCTGGAAGTGGCGCATAGCGTTGTAAGCCGCCGCCTTGCCTCCACGCATGCGCGTGCCTTTTGGGCGACGCTCGAGGGGGATGTGGCAGAGCAACGGAAACCCGTCGAGGACATCCTTCTTGGTGATCGTGAAGATGTCCCGGTTTGTGGCGTTGAACGCAAACGCCAGGAGATTGGTGCATTTGCGGTAGCGGGTCTGACTGCCCAGCGCCAGCGGCTTGTTGCTGAGCTTCGGGTCAGCCATCAGCTTGATGTACTGCTCGTTGACCTGATGCAGCGTGTGCTTGCCGGTGCGTTGTTCTTCGGCCTTGCGAGTAATGGACTTCGGCGCATAGCCAGTCGCCTGTCCCGCGTAGATCTCCCACTGGCGCAGGACGCTATTGTCATCGCCCGCCTTGGACTTCCAGGGCAAGCGTCCGACCCGACCGATCACGAGCTGCTCTTGCTTGCCGGTGGCTCGATTGGTGAAGGTTACGCACCACGACCGGGTGCCTGCCGGGGTGATCTGGACTCCCAGACCTTCGCGCCTTCCGCAACGCATGATCCAGAGCTTGCCAGGGCGCAGGCTGGGTTCCTTGGCGGCGCGGTCTGGGGTGATCTCGCGCAGCGGGGTCTTGAGGCGGCGTACCTTGCGCTTAGGTGCAGCCATCTTTTCGGCAGGTTGGCTCATCGGCGTATTGTCCTCGTATCGTTGGTGGGATGCATTCCCGTAAAGACTCGTCTGGTCCTACGGGGTTCGACACAGTCCTAAGTCATTGGTTCCCAAGGACTAGAACATACCACGATGGACCCCGAAAGTCCCCGATCTAAAACATCATATTTCATGTACATCGATGTAACCCCTCGAGTCACAAGGGATTTTAGCAAGCCATGTGCCTGGTATCGTTGCTGTCCCGTGGTGCTCCCGCCAAGCTTGCAGGAGGGCTGTCAAGGGGCGTAGAACGCGCCACTCTCGGACGGTGCGGGCTACACCTCCGGGGACCGTAGGGGACAAGGGCACGGTACACAGGGAGATCCCTAGTGAAAGCAAAAGCCACACCTCCGCCGGATGCGCAGGAGTTCTTCACCCCCGCTGAACTCATCAAGTACCTGCGCATGGGCAAAAGCACGTTCTATGCCTTGCGCGCCAAGGGCAAGGGACCGGACGTCACGAGATTGAGCGAGCGCAAGGTCATGTACCGGCGCGAGGACGTCGAGCGCTGGCTTGCCCGACGTCGCCAACGTCTGCAACCCAAACGTAGCAACCACGGGAGCAACAACGTCGCGCCTGCACCGTGACCGGGGATCCTCATGGCAGAGTCACGCCCCGGCAACGGCAAGCCGCAGACACCCGAAGAAAAGCGCCGCGCCACCTATCGCTATGGCGAACTAGTCGAGCAGGCCGGGAAAGAACACGCCGACACCCTGGCGGAGATTGCCGCCGCGCCCGACATCGAGCGCTACCCGCTTGTTCAGGACTGGCTATTCCCCGGTGCCTGGGTGCTGGTCGGCAGACCGAAAATCGGCAAGTCCTGGCTGCAGCTCCAGCTGATGTTGGCAATCGCTGAGGGCAGCACGTTCTTGGGTTACCAGTGCGCTCAGGCAGAGTGTCTGGCACTTTTCGGTGAAGACGACAACCAACGCATCAAGGAACGGATGGCGACGCTGGGCGTCGCCACCGTACCTGATGGTTGCCATGTCTTCAATCGCGAGCGCTTGATCAAGCTCGCGGACAAATATGGCGAGGAGATGGCTTTCCGCTCGTGGCTCGGCTTTTGGCTGAGCAGTCATCCGAAGGTGCGCCTGGTCCTGATCGACACTGAAGAGATTGTGCGTCAAATCTGGCGTGGTCATGCGCCAGGACCTATCGCTGGGTCGCGTGTCACTGAGGTCGATTACGGGCAGACGGCGAAGTTCGATCAGTTCGCACTGCAGCGTCACCTCGTCATTAGCCTCGCGAACCACTCAGGCAAGCTCAAGGGCAAGGTCTGGGTAGACCCGCATGAGCTGATCAACCGCAGCTACACCGCAGTCGCTGGGGTGTCGGGGTCCATGGTGTTAGCCGATCCGCAGGGAGCAGACCCGATGAACCCGGAGCAGATCATGCGGGTGTTCGCGGTGCGAGGCCGCGACGTCAGGAAAGACCTGATGCTCGCGGTTCATCAGGACAAGGACCTAACGCAATTTGTGAGCGACGGTCCCTACTACGAGGTGCGCCAGACTCAGCTCGAGGCGCACATCCTGACCGTTCTCGATGAGTTGATGCCCTCAATTGAAGCCGGGGCTTATGTGAGTGGGGTGCGCCTCGCTAACGATTGCGGAATCAGCTCGATGTCGGTTCAGAAAGCGCTCAACCGGATGGTGAGGAAAGGTCACGCTCGATGGAAGGACAAGCGGCTGGCTGTCAAAACCGGGAAAGGCGGCGGCTACAGGCTGGACGCTTTATGAGCATATGCATGAAGTCGGGTGGTATGGGTATGGGGGGTCTGCAATGTCTGGAATAGCCCTAAACCCT